TGAACGACCTCATGACCACCGAGGGTTCTCGCCGCCGGCTGCGCCTGGAGCTGGAGCGCGCCGGCCAGCAAAACAGCGCCGAGGCCGAGCGCGCCAACGGCATCAACGCCTACCGGAATCGGATCGCATAAATGTCTCTCAAGTCAGTTGCCCGACTCGCCGCCGACGAGGATTTCCGGCGGCGAGTCGGGGCGGCGATGTTCACCGCGGCTACACAGGTCGGCAGTGAGGCCGTCGTCGAGGACTCGTACGACGAGTTCCACGAGCGGCGCCGGCAGCTCGTCACCCAGATGTCCGGCTTCGTCGAGGAGTACACCGAGCTGTTCGCCTGGCTGGTGGCCAGCAATCAGGCCGTCACCCACGAGTCGTCCGACAACGACATCCAGTTCACGGTGAACTCGGTGTGGTCGGCGGCTGCCGGGGCGGGTGCGACGCCGTGACTCTCTTCGCTTGGGCCGTCCTGCTTGCCGGCCTTGGCGGCGTCGTGCTGTCTGCTGGCGTCTTGGCGCCGGCCAGGCCCTTCCGCGCTGCCGCGGTCGCCTCCCTGGTGCTGTTCACCGCCACGGTCGTCCTGGTACTCGTGGGGGCTCTGTAGCCATGCTCAACGAGGCGGAGCTTGCGCGGATCGACCAGTGGCTCCAGACGATGGTCGAGGACTCGTCGTCGCAGCTCACACCAGAGCAGGTGAGCCTCGTCCAGGACTGCTACGTCGTCGACGAGAACGACAAGTGGACCTACCGCAACCGCGCGCTTGGGCGCATGGGCACCGCGTAAGCCATGTCCGAGCAGAAGGCGGTCGAGTACACCCCGATCGCCATCGGCCCGACGTGGAAGAAGGGCAGCGACGGGAAGTTCATCCTCCCCGAGTTCACTTTGGGTTGGGATGCGCTTGCGTGGACGGCTCAGTGGCTTCAGGCGGAGGACGGCTCGCCGTGGCAGTTCACGCCGGAGCAGGCGAGGTTCGTGTGCTGGTGGTACGCCATCGACAAGTACGGCAGGTGGATTTACCGCGATGGCGTGTTCCAGCGCCTTAAGGGCCACGGGAAAGATCCTTTGGCCGCCGCGCTTTCTTTGATCGAGCTGATTGGGCCGTGCCGTTTCGCCGGCTGGCGCGAGGACGGCGACCCGTTGGTGGTGCCGAACCCGGCGGCGTGGATTCAGATTGCCGCGGTGTCGAAGGACCAGACTCGGACGACCATGAGGTTGTTTCCGTCGTTGATCACGAAGCGCGCGAAACGCGAGTACGGCATCGATATCGGCCGCGAATTGATTTACGCGCAGGGCGGCAGCAGGGTTATTGAGGCGGTCACGTCGTCGCCCCGCGCTCTTGAGGGGGGTCGCCCGTCACTAGTGGTCAAAAATGAGACACACCATTGGTTGGATAACAACGGCGGTCACCAGATGGCTGCGGTGATCGACCGAAACGCCGCTAAGTCGAAGGGCGGTATGTCTCGTGCGTTGTCGTTTACGAACGCCTACGAGCCCAGCGAGGAATCGGTGGCGCAAATGGAGCGCGAAGCGTACGAGGACATGGAATCCGGTCGCTCCAAGGCGAGCGGCATGCTGTACGACACCCTTGAGGCACCCCCAGAAGCCCCTCTGACGGCCGAAGCCGCCCCGGCGGTGGTGCGGGCCATCCGCGGTGATTCGCACTGGCTCTCGACGGACCGTATCGTGGCGACAATTCTGGACCCCCGCAACCCGCCTTCTCGTTCGCGCCGATTCTGGTTCAACCAGATCGTGGCGGCGGAGGATGCGTGGGTTACGCCGCAGGATTTCGAGATGTGCAAGGCGCCGGATGGGGTTCCGCCGTTGTCGCCGAAGGACGAGATCGTGATGTTCTTCGACGGATCGAAGTCCGACGACGCGACGGGCTTGGTGGGTTGCCGGCTTCGCGATGGCTTGGTGGTGACGCTGGGAATGTGGCAGCGCCCGCCTGGCGAGCGCGGTAAGGGTTGGACGTCGCCGCGGTCGAAGATTGACGAGACGGTGGAGCGCATGTTCGACGCCTACAAGGTGGTCGCGTTTTTCGCCGATCCGTCGCACACGTTCGATGACGAGTCGGGCGAGCGGTATTGGGACGGTTTGATCGACGAGTGGCACCGCCGGTTCGGTGGCCGGCTTGAGGTGTGGGCGGATGGCACGAATAAGATCCGTGGCCATTCGATCATGTGGGATATGGCCGGTCCGCAGCGGTCGGCGCAGTTTACGGCGGCGGTGGAGCGGTGCGCACAGGAGATCGACGAGCACACGCTGATTCATGACGGGGATGCTCGACTTCGGACTCACACCCGGAACGCGCGGCGTTATCCGAACAAGTGGGGCGTGTCGCTGTGGAAGGGCCACCGCGAGTCGAAGCGCAAGGTCGACTTGGCGGTGTGCATGGTCGGCGCCCGTATGGTTCGCCGGCTGGTGATCAATACGCCGAAGCGGAGTCACCATCAGCCGGGGAAGCTGTGGTGACGTTCGTGGAGACGAAGGGAATCGAACCCTCAACTTCTGCCTTGCAACGGCAGCGCTCTACCAATTGAGCTACGTCCCCGTGGCTTTCACGTCCATTCGGTCGAGCAGGGCGCGGGCGGCGGATCCGTGTTCGGGGTCATTCCGATGGTCGAACGCCCATTCTTCGTAGTCCGCCGACGTGATGCCCTCGTCGCCGAAGCAGTTTGACCAGCGCCAGATCGCATCCGTCAATGGGGCGCAGTCCATGCAGGTTAGCCAGTCGTAAATACGGCCGTCGTAAATGAGGGTGTCTCGGTCGTAGGTGATGCCGGGGGCGATGGTGCCCGAGCAGCAGCTACAGCGGTGCCGGCTGCGGGCTCGGGGCTTCCGGGATCGCAGGAGTGTCGGCATCGGCTGTTCTCAATCCCTAATCGGTGGGGGGCGGCACTGCGGGCACGAACTTCCCTTTGCTCTCGCCGCCGCAGTTGTCGCACACCATCCATGGCCACCAGTAGGCGCTGACCTTCATCTGCGCGCCCGCCAGCGAGAACGTTCCGATGGGCCTGGCGACTAGCCGGTGCACGATCCGCAGCTTGCCTGCCGGCCCACAGTCGCGACACGGCCCCCGTACTGGTCCTTCTCGGATGAAGGGCGGGGCGAGCCGCGGGAAGCCGTCGGTGTCAGGCATGACTATTCGAAGGCGCCCTTCTCCAGTTGGTTGGCGGCGCGCATGAAGATCCTCGCGAGGTCGGCGTAGGTGAGTTGCGGGTAGATCTCGAGAATTTCTTCTGAGGTCTTACCGCCGAACGCGAGGCTCACGATGCGTTTGCGCATTTCGGGCGTTATGTCCGGGCTAGTCATTCGCACACCTTATCACCCCATGCGAACTCCTCTTGAAAGGGGGCACCGTGCTGGCTCCATTCGTGTCCCTTGAGGACAAAAACATCACCGCACTGATCTCGGAGAATTTGTTCCCGCGCTGGCGCCAAGAGAACGAGCGCCTCGACATCATCGACAATTGGATGCGGTGGAAGCACGAGAACATTCGGCTTCCGCGGTCGGCGACCACGGAACACAAGGTGTTGGCCGGCTTGTCGCGGGTCCCCTGGTTGTCGCTGGTGGTCAGCTCGGTGGCCCAGTGCCTGTATGTCGACGGCTTCCGTTCGTCCATCGAGACGGCGCACGACAACCCGGACGCCCCGGACCCTGCTGTTGCCCGCCAGTCGCCTCCGTGGGAGACGTGGAACGCGAATGCGATGGACCGGCAGCAGATCGCCATCCACCGCGCTGCGCTCGGCTATGGCTACTGCTACGAGTCGATTTTGCCGGGCTTGGATGCGTGGGGGGAGTCGACCCACGCGGCGATGCGTGGTGTGTCGCCGCGGAAGGCGTTTGCGGCCTACGTGGACCCGGCCGAGGACGAGTGGCCGGAGTACGTTTTGCGCTGCGATTCCCGCGGCGAGGGTAAGGGGTGGACGCTGCGTCTGTACGACTTCGAGAAGGTGTGGACGTACACCCTGGACTCGGAGTCCGACAAGCCCCAGTTCGTGTCGCTGGACGTCCACGAGGTTGGCGTGACCCCGTTTGTGCGGTTCGCCAACATGATGGACTTGGACGGCCGGTGCGACGGCGAGGTGGAGCCGCTCATCCCGTTGGCCGGCCGGATCAACAAGACGTCGTACGACCGGTTGCTGACACAGCATTTCTCGAGTTGGAAGATCCGCACCGCTGTTGGTCTGTCGGAGCCGGACTCGCAGGAAGAGGCGAACCGGAAGAAGCTCCAGCTCCGCCAGGACGACATCTTGGTGGCCGAGGGCAACGACGTGAAGTTCGGGACCCTCGACGAGACCGACATCGGCCCGTTCGTCGCCGCCTGGCGCTCCGACATCGAAGCCTTGGCCGCGGTCAGCCAGACACCTACTCACGCACTGACCGGACAGTTAGTGAATCTTTCAGCAGAAGCCCTCGCGGCAGCTCGCGCAGGCATGACCCAAAAAGTGTCGGAACGCCAGCGTTCCTTTGGGGCTAGCCATGTTCAGGCGCTGCGCCTGGCCGCCCAGATCGAAGGCTACATGGAGTACGCCGACGACATGATGGCTCGTGTCACGTGGCAGGACATGGAGATCCGTTCCATGTCGCAGGCCGTGGACGCGCTCGGCAAGGCCGCGACCATGTTGCACGTCCCGCTTCCCGCGCTGTGGCAACGCATTCCGGGCGTGGAGAAGACCGATGTGGACGAGTGGGAGAAGACGCTCCGCGAGAACGGCCCGCTTGAGCAGCTGATCGCCGAGATGAACCAACAGGGCGCCGGCCCGAAGGCGCAGCCGGCGACGACGAAGGCGCCAGCGAAAGAGCCGGTCGAGTAGGTGACGCAGACCGCTCTCCAGGTTGTTGAGCGGCATCGAGTAGAGCAGCTGTCCATTCGGGCACGGTTCGTCCGCGAGCTGCTCCGACTGTGGCCGTTGATCAACGTGGGGGACCTGGACCGTAGCGCGTTGGCGTGGATCGAGGCTGTCGCCGACCTGATTCTGTTGTTCCGCAAGGAGTCCGCAAGCCGGGCGCTGCGCTACTACTCGACGGTCCGTCTGGTTGAGACGGGCGAGGCGTTGCCGGACATCGACTTGTACGAAAACTTCGGCCTCGGTGACCCGAACCGGATCCGCACGTCCCTGCTGGTTACCGGCCCGGTCGCTTTCAAGCAGCGGATCGCGCGGGGTATCCCCGAGCAGCAGGCCTGGGATCTGTCCCAGGCGGATGTGGCCGGCGCCGCCTCCCGGCATGTTTTGAATGGCGGCCGGGAGATGGTGATGGACGCCGCCAAGAAGGACGAGGTGGCGTTGCGGTTCGCCCGGGTGACCGGCGACGATCCGTGCGCGTTCTGCGCCATGTTGGCGAGCCGCGGACCCGAGTACCTGTCGGAGTTTTCGGCGACGACGGCGAAGGCGGGGAGCGCCCGCGCCGGCCAGTCCTTTCACGACAGGTGCCAGTGCACGATCCTGCCGCTTTTCGACGAGAACCCGGCGAACGGTTGGACCGACAGGTCTCTCCAGTTCAGCAAGTTGTGGGCGGACTCGACCAAGGGGTGGTCGGGAACCAACGCCCTGAATGCGTTCCGCCGCGCACTGGACGCGGGGAAGCGAGAGAACACCAGCAAGTAGCCGCGTGACCCGCGATGGGCATGCGGAACCCGTGATGGGAAAGGAGCCGTGCCGCGATGGCCGACCCCGAGAACGACAACACAGAGAACACCGAGA